ATCGTTGCTGAAGCAGAGGCCTCGATTCCTGTAGGAAACACGGGACTTTCGATTTTTGCTTTATAAGTCTCGGGGGGTTCTATCAAATCGTATTTACCGCTAGCGTATGCTAAAGCTGAAATAGAATATACGTCCTCTTCTTCTTTAACGTTTAAAACCCTGTAATTTAAATAGTGACCACTGACAAATTCTGTATCGTTTTCGTCTGTCGGTTCCACGCTCCAGATTAAATTTTCTCCTGAAAAACAGCCTCCAGAATAACTTTGTTCTGAGGTGCTCATGTTTTCTAGGGATCCTCTCGTCCATACTCCTGTGTTTGTGTATCCTGTAATTACATAATCATCAAAATTCAAAACGTTCCCTGTGCCTCCAAATAAATCTCCTGTATTAAAAGTAATTTGGGTACACACTCCGGTTTGATTAGATCTAAAATTACCTGTAATTGTACTAGTGTCCTCTCCACTAAAAATAAGATTTTGGATTTGGGATCTTCTTATTTCATCTGCTTCTCCTGTGGTGGTATTATAAGTTGGAGTAAGTATTGAAAATTTATAACTTTTATCATTTGTGAAATTTAGAGCTTGGTCTAATATAACGGTATTAAAGTTTGATTCATTACTATATTTATTGAATATTTGAGTTGCTACTCCATTAGGACTGCTAACGTTTGCTTCTGCTCCTTTTATTACTGTATTAGTTCGGCCGCTATATTTTAAAGGGCTTCTAAAATTGTCATAAATTTGAACTATGTCTCCGGGACGAAGATAAGAACCATCTCCTCCAATTGAAAAAGAAACAGTTTCTGTTTCAAGGGCTTCAGATTTTAATATCCAATCGGCAAATCTTCGAGCTTGTCCCCTACTAGTGCAACCTAAAGCAGTTGTCTCTATTTCTCTAATGCCATAACGACGGACAGATTCTTCTTCTTCTACATATTCGATAGCAGGTTGAAATAAGTTCTTTTTATCATTATATCTTACAATCGCAACACTGTGACGAGCTCTTTTAGAAGAGCTAGAATACGTGAACCCTCCTTCTGTAACATTTGAATTATTAAATTGGTACGAAGGAGTCATGAACTTATCTTGAACCGCAAAAATACTTCCATTAGAATAATAAGCGATACCTCTAAAAATAGAAGTTAAATCATTTAATACTTTAAAAGCTTCTTCCCTCGAGGTTATTAAATAATTTATAGTGAATCTAGGTTCAAGACTGCCGTAGGTATCCGAAACAAGCTCATCGCAGTATTTTGCAATTTCGTACAATGTCCATTTATCTACTTCTGATTGATTAATAAATTCTCCTAACCCGTAACGAGGATTTGTAATTATGTCATAAAAGCACCAAGCAGGATTATCGGTCCAGACTTTTAAGGGGGCTGCTGTTGCGACACCACCTATGGTCGCAAAACCTCCATCCCATTCTACGTCTGTAAGGGGGGCTGATTTGCTCCATTTTTTGGCAGCAGAGTCATACTCAGAGTTTGTTCTGGGTCCTGTTCCGATGCCTATAGGGTTGTTGAAATTATTAGGAGGAGCAGCAGCGCTGCTGTTTCCGTATGTTTTTAAAAGCGGGTTATAGTTATTAGGTATTTTAACTGTAATTAACTTAGTATCGTATGCGCGAGATGGTACTCTAGTAAAACTTCTAGCATCAAATTGAGAATATGTCATAGCAGAGTAAGGGTATCTTAATTTGGTTCCATATATCTCCACGAGACTGTCTACGAAGCTTACAGCTCTATAAAAAGAAGTTAAAGGTTCAGGGGTTAATCTAACAATTCTAATTTCCCATCCTTCAAAACCTTCGCTTTCAGAAAAGTTCTTTTGGGATAAATCTATTACAGTAGATCTAATATAACCTTGATCTACTTTACCTGTAACTGTCTCTTTTATCGGTCCTTGCCATGCAGAAGTAGCGCTAACTACAAATCGATCTATCTGATCTGCAGATTTAAACCTTTGATCAAATTTTGGCCTATAATATATATTGTATTCTATAGTTCTTGCTTTTGTGTCTCCAAATCCTGTAGAAGCATCATGACACTTGAGTAATTGTTTAGAGTTTTTATAGGTTTTGGGGCCTGCTTGAACATTTTCAAAAAGTGCAGAAATTTTTATGTTAACAGCTATTTGTTGTAATTCTTTATTTAAGACCGTATATGTTTTAGCGTACTTGTCTATTTTTACGCCTTTTTTTAGTTGAGCTCCTTGGTTAATGGTTGGAGCATCTTCTCCGCCTTTTATTTCTGGCCCATAAAGCCTTTCTCCAATTGGTCTATTTATAGATAGGTCAAGAACGTCGTTCGTCGTATACCCAGCGTAAGTAGTCATTTGGCTATTAAACTTAGGAATATGACCCTCAGGAAAACCTTTGTTTGTTTCTAAATTTATGGAAGGAAAATTATAGAAACCATCTTTATCTACTACTGGTACATCATTCCAAAAAACTGACTGAAGAAAACCTAATTCTGGGTGTGGTTCTCCGTCACTACCGCTAGCTAACCATGGTAAAAAAGTTACTGAATCATATCCGGTTTCCTTTAATTTTCCAACGTACGTATAATCACCAGATACAATACCTTCTATAACTCCTTCGCTAAGTAAATCAACAACCTCAGAAAAAGATCTAGATACAACATATTCTCCGTCCGAATTTTTTACAGCTGATATATCTGTAACAACCGGCCTTCCCTGTTTTGGTGGTTTTTTAGCTTTAAACATTAGTTATTCCAAGTTTCAGTTTGAGTTTTGAGTAAGCCGCCTGCATTAGGTATATTGTAAAATAATCCGTATTTTGTTTCTCCCCAAGTATCTTGTGGCTGAACTTCAGCATTTGCGTCAACTGTGTCAAGAGCAGATTGAATAACGTGGCTTCCAATTAAAAGCCTGCCGTAACCTACGAATACAGGGCCTCCTTCTCGTGTGGTGTTTTGAGCCCCAGCAAAAGTATAAGATTGAGCTGCGCCGCCTCCTTCTATTTCTCTAAAGTCTCCAAATTTAGGCATAGGAGTCATTAAGTTTGTAACACCGGCAGCTACCAGACCTATACCTCCAATAATCATAGCTCCTTGCATAGCCGTCATCGAAGCAAGGCCTCCAGCTGCCATAGCTGCTCCTACTCCGGTCCATATTAAAGCTATCCCCACTACAATTGTTATAATAGACATCATGTTATCAGACCCTTCTATGACTGGTATAATATCTATACTTTTTAAGTTATCTTTTTCGAAAACTAATTCAGACTCGCAAATATCCTCTAGTAAATCCGGATTCTTTCCTTCTTCTATTACAAAGTCTTCGTTATTAATAATTACACGGTATTTTATATCTTTTTTGTCATTTTCCATAAGCTGTTTGTAAAGCTTATGACTGTTACATTCTATTGCGCGCATAGCTTCACCTACGCTTTTTACATTCAGCTTCCAATCAGATCTTCCCATCTGGTTGGCTAAGACTCCATGGATTTTTACATTAACTAAATTTGTCATGACGATATATTGTTATTATTTTATTTTTATAAATATTACTTAAGGATTCTATACACAGATATTTATTTCTTGGGTGATGCATTATCTGATTATTGCCTAAATAAACTGCTACATGGTTTGCTCCTGCTCCTTTTATAAATTCAAAAACTAGAACATCATGTTTTTTAATTTCTGATTTTGGGCAAAGTTCAAATATTGGTAAATTGGGGTCATTTTTATTTAAACTAAATAAATCTTGGATTAAGTTTGGATTTTTTTTATGCCAATCATTTCCTAGATTATTGTATCCAGCTAATTTAATTCCTAGATTTGAATAATATTCTTTTACAAAAGTATAACAGTCGCTTTCGCCTATCTTAAAAATCCTATCGTATAGAAAAGTTTTATTTTTTTGGGGATGAAAGGTTGAAAAAGAATCTTTGCCGTGACAGTACAACAGGAAAGGGAGCTGATGGGCTCTGCTGTGTAGGATATCATTTGGAGAAAATCTATCGTTGTTAGAAAGATGTGAATGATATACAGCTTTTATTGATCCTTTTTGGGCTGCTTTTAAATAATCCCTAGGAGATATAGAAAAATGTTTTTCTGGGTTCTCTGATGTATTTGAGCAAGTTTGAATATTTAATGATCCGTTTGATTCAAACACTAAGCCGCAACACTCTTTTGGTTTTTCTTTAAGAGCGTGTCTTTTTATGTCAGACTTTATTTTTTTATTTAAAATCATCGTTGTTGGGATATTTTTCTAGCTGCTGGAAATCCTCCAAAAGGCAGTTGTCCTTTTGCTATGGTGCACCCGTCAGCATTTACTGCCCCTTTACTAGAGCCCCACCTTAACCTGCAACCATTTAAAGATTTAGAACATTCGTCAGCTATCCAATATTCTGCATTTGGGGGCATCACTTCAGACCCTAAAGCTTCTTTTTTGCAAACAAAATAATATTTAATGTCATCTTTTAATATATATATAGCATCACCTTTTTTATATTGGGTATCATTTGCCCAAAGGCCCAAGTCTTGGATGCTAGTGGATGCATCTGTTGGTGTCTCTTTTAGTAGTATTGATATTCTTTCGTCTCTTTGGCTTGCTATGGGCGGCGCGTCTTTAGGAAGCCCATATCCGTGTTGTGATTGTAATGGGTTGCCTAGTTTTGATATCTCCGCTTTCTTTAAAATTGGTGGAAATTTATCATCGGTATAGTCTTTATTTTTTTCATCTTCTTCAGCGTGTTGGTACCAGCATCCTATTCCTCTATACTGCCAAACACATTTATCCGAAACTATTACTCTTTTTGGTAGTTTAGTCCCCTCCGTGTCTAAAATAGAAGAAAGTTGATATGTGAGAACGCTTTTAGTTTCTGTTTGCTTTCTTTCTATAAAATAAACGTCTTTTGGCAACTGAGCATAAGGGTCGGGTTCATAACCTTGTGGGATTTCTAGGACTCTTTTACTATATTGTCTACTTCCACTAAAATTTATTCTGTCTAAATATTTAGCAAAAGTTCTTATTCTGGTAACTTTACTCCCAATTATATCTCCAAATTCTCTTATTTGATTTTTAAGTAACGCTAATTGATCTGTGCCGGACTCTGATTGGCTTGCAATAGTAAGAGTCGGTTGAGGAAGAACTCCTTTGGTTGTTGATTCAAATCCTTCTGCCTTTATTGGGGCTGGGTAGTAGGTTTTTCCTCTCCAGACAATAAAAGAATTTAAAATTTTTGTATCATTGTGAAAACGAAGTATTCCATCATTTACGTTTATATTTGATGATCCTGTCGTTCCGATTCCTATGTTTCCGGCTTGAGCTTGTAAATTTATTCCTTTATCTTTTATTAAATTATTTAAATCAATTTCAAATAAAGTTACTAGATGAGAGGTACTTAGATTTGATAATTCAAAATTTAATGATTTTATAGAAGACTTTGCTCTATTCTCGTCATGATATGGTATGTTTGGTGTTGGCATATTTAATTATTGGTTTCTATAAAGGTAGCCTTCATAGTATAGTTATCATGAAATGTAAAATTAGAATTAAAATTAGAGCAATAGAATTTTTTATTATAAGTGGCGTCTGCATAGATAGGTGGTAGGCTCTTAATGACAAAACTTTCCACTCCTTTTCTAGATTGTAAAAAATGTATAATAGCTTTGGCTTCAGCTTGATTTCTCATATCAAAAGAAACATCAAGTTTTATTAGGTTGTTAAAAATCCCATCAGGACTCCTTTGTTCGTATCCGTTTCCGAAGACGACGACATTTGTTCTGGGTTGATGGTTGACGTTAAGGTTATAAGATGGGGTCCAAAGGAAATATGGTTTACTTTCTCCTCTAACATCAATATAGCCTCCCCAGTAATCAGTATTGGTGATTGCTTGGTTGACCGGCACATCTTTTAAAGCGTAATAGTAACTTTGCTTTCTTGGTACTCCGGAGTCTCCAATGCTCTGTGATGTAAAAACTATATCATTCTTCGAATAGCTTTTACCTGAATTGTGAAGTGGTACATTGTATATGCTAGTAGCCATTTTTTACCTTAAACCTTTATTTATTATATTACACCTAAAAAAGAGTGTAAAATAAAGATAAAGAAATGTTAGGAAGAATAACAAGGGAGGCGGAAAGCCTTACGATAAATGGTAGTGGAATTCAAGGGGTCCAATCCATCTCGGCGAACTATGCTTCTACTGCTCAATTTTTGAATAATTTAGGAGTAAATGATGTAAAATATGCTCCTCAAGGCCCCCAGCAAGCAACTATAGACGTAAATACTCTACTTACTCATACTTTATCACCTTCTGCTCCTACTTTGTCTACAGAGATGATGTATGGGTTTACGGGAGATTTTCCATTTAGTGGAGTAGTTAATCATGGAAGTAAAAAATTTATTTTTACAGAGGGTTATATGCAATCTTATTCTGTGAGTTGTGCGATTGGGGAGATTCCTACTATATCAACGAGTTCTGTAGTTTATGGTCAGTTTGGGACTGGAGATTTAACAAATTTACCGACAGACTCTTATCCTAGTGAGATAAATATACCTAGTTATAGCTCCATG